TTTTGTCTTATCAAGACAGGATTCACGATCTATTGTGAGAGACACTAATAGTAATATTACTTCAAATGAAAACAACTATACATCTATAAATCCATCTGAAAATATCTTCAAAGAATTAATAAATAACAACATTTCAAGTTTAACTAGAAACGAAGATGGAACCGTCAGTATTGAGAATAAAATAGAAAAAAGTATTAATACAGAAAATATTACAAATAAAACAGTGTTGCTAAAGAATGAGCCTTCTAATACTTTAGTAAACAACGATCAAACTAATATCTTTAATACAAAAAATATTGAACTTAATAAACAAACTGAAAATAAAATTTTCAAACACAATATAACACAATTAGATGATCCCAATTATTCTTTCACAAATAAAGAACAATATATTACCATAGACAAGTCTAAAGGTGAAACCCTACAAGATATTAAAAGACTAACATTCAATGAATTAAATCAAAGAACGGTAAATAGAGTACAAGCAAAGACTATAACATACAATAAAGAAAACAAAATAGTTGTTCCTGCGTTTGCAGGCGGCGGCGAAGGTATTGTTAGTAGTACAACCCCAATTGTTGTAGGGGAAAGAGGAACTGAAAGTTTTCAAGTAATACCACAAAAGGATTCAGGTTCTGCTATATCTTCAAATCCAGCTGCGTCCCTAAGAGGAGAAGCTCCTGCTGAAATTAAAGCAGGTTCAAATGATAAAGTTTCAAAAGCAATAGAAGATAATGTGACTAAAAAGAAAGAATTAACTTCAGATAAAGCTTTAGAGACAAATAAAAATAACGATACAAAGGATATGATTAGTGAATTAAAAAATGCAGGAGGAGATATAACTCCAGATAAAGGTAAAAGAAAAAGTACAGCAAGGCCAGCAAGTATAAAAACAGATAATAAATCTCTAATAATAGAATCGTTCAAACGAACTGCAATTGGTGTAATGCCGGTGTGGAGAACTCAACATATGTAAAAAGAAACACCCCCGTGATCCAGCTGCAGCTGGCGGGGGTGTCGGACGAGAGATGCTATCTCTCGTGGGGTTAGTCGTCTGCGAGCTTCTTGAAATATTCAAGAGCATCAGTTGAGTCATCCACCTCATCCTCAACTGGAGGCTTCTTCGTCTTTGGAGTTCCACCCCACTGCTTTTCAGCGAGTTCTTCTTCATCAACATCTTCTGCCGTTCGCTGACCCATTGGGGCCTTACCACGAATATCACCCTTGAGTACACTCTCAAGCTTTGTCTTCAGTTCCTCGTAGGTCTTGAAGTTTGAAGGATCGGTGTGTTCCTTCAATGAGTGCTGAGAACGCCAAATCTTCTCCAACTGCGCGTCATCTCCACCGACGAGTGGTGATGGTGAATCAAACTCAGACTTGTCGTAGTTGACATATCCACCAACATTACGAACCTTGAGCTTGAAGTTTGCTCCAGTCCAGAAATTAAACGGATCGATTGGATCTTCGTCCTTGAATTCAGGTTGCATTGCCTCCTGAACCTTTTCAAAGATCTTTTGTCCGTACTTGAACAGGAAGACCTTTCCTTCATTCTGAGGATTGGCAGGATCACTGACAACCAGAATGTTGGAGATGTAGTTCAACTTGCGCTTACGCTGACGAGCGAGATCCTTATCGCTATCCATGCCACTCTTCCAGAGTAGGCTGTTCATTTCTGAAACAGGATCTTGCTTTCCAAGAGTGGTGAGTGAATTCTCAATATACCAACCACCTGGACCTTGAAATGCGTGAGAATAAAGCTTTACCCACGGAATGTCCTCACCGTCTACTGTTGGGAGGAATCGAATAACAGCAAAACCGTTCTTTGCCTTATCCAGAGTAGGACGCCAGAAACGCTCGTCCTTGTAATCCTTCTTGCCGCCTTCTTCTTCTGCAAACTTCTTGACCAGAACATCAATGCTGGTCTTTGACTTCTTCTTAAAATCGCTAAATGAGCTCATAAACTCTCCTTCCCGAAGATCTCCTTCGGACTAAAACTGACCGGTGGGAACTCCCCACCACTGACAAGACAAGTATACCACACTACCATGTGCCGTTCAAGCAAAAGGTAATGAGTTCTTTTTTCTTGGTAAAAGATTTAACTTCTGTCCCTCTTCCTGTAATTTCTCAACTATTGGTTGTGATAATAGTTTAGGGGGGACTGTTATATCAATAGAGTTTTCCTCCAAAATATAAATTATCGCGTCCATGTAGGAGCATTCTTTTTCTTTTACTCTATTTTCGACTTTCTTAGAAAAGTCTTCTTTGGTTAATTCAATGAACATATGTTATCTTTCTATGTATATTACCATTATACATAGCTTCTAGAAGGAATCAAGGATGCCATACACATTAGATAATATTTTAGTTACCACTGCTACCGGAGATGCGTATCTAGCAACAGACTGGGGAACCAGTGGTACTGGTTTTACACAGTCACACGTTCCAATAAATAAAATTGCGTATGGCGACGACAGTACAACGACTAGAGTAACAACATCTACTCCTTTACCCATAAGCATCTATGGTTGGACTGGAACTAATATTGGAATTACTGGTAGCGTTGCAGGAAGAGGAATATTCACTGTAGGGTTATCGGCAGAAAGTGCATTCCTTAAAATAGCAGGAACTACATTCTCAACAATTCCAGTAGGAATAAGCGGAACAATACAAGGTATAACTAATGGAATTTTAGTTGGTGTTACTGGTACTGTAGGTTTAAGAACCACAGAATTTGGTATGTTTGGTATTTCTGGAGCAACAGCAATAGGAATAACCGGAGGAAGAAGATTAAATTATAGCATTGATTCTGTATCTGTATATGGAAATGTTGGTATTAGTGGTAGTATTAACTTAACTGAATCTACAGACAGCATACGAGTATATGGCCACGACGGCGATCTTAAACTTTCATCAAAAATATATTCTTCAGACGGCACAACTCTTGGCGTTTCTGGTGATGCACTTAAAGTAGCAGTAACTAATGCAGGATTTACCTTTAGTGTAAGCATAGGAGCAACGGTAGGAGTTGCAAATTATGGCGGTGGACTAATGATTATGGGTACTGGTGTCACTTCAGACTACCCTATAATAGTTCAGGGCGCGGCCGCAGATGGGAGTATAGAAGTAACTGCAACAGAAGCATTACCAGTAACTGTTGAAAATAATATAGATGTAGATCTATCTTCATTGATTCCATACTTAGGAGCAACAGGTTCAATTTATACAGTTTTAAATAACATTAAAACAAATACAAATCCAGTATCGAGTATAAATGAAAAATTAGGAAATGGAACTATACAAGTAAAAATAGTAGATAGCACTAAACCATCTACTGTTTATAGTGGTTCTAAACTTTCTACAATTGCTGCATCTCAGTTATCAACACTTACAAATAGATTAGTTTCGGGTGTTCATATTAAATCTGCATTAAACAACACTACTACTATATTTGTTGGTGGATCAACGCTATTAACCAGATCTACTGAAGGATATCCATTAGAGCCAGGAGAGTCTTTATTTATAGAAACTGGTGCATTAACATCAATATATGTAAGATCTTCTACCGGAAATGGAACAATTAACTTCATTGCTTCATGAACCCAGGAAATCGTAAAAAATCAGTAAAAGTAAGCACAGTAAAAAGTAGTGCTAAACCAAATTCAAATTTAGTAACTGCTAGAGTTAGTTTATTTTATGGACTTGAATATAAAAAATCATTAACAAATAAAGTCAGCACAGTTTCTGGATTAGTTGCTACTCCAAACATAATTTTTAATAGTGGAGAAACTGGAGCGTTTTTTGATTTCTCCGACTGGAAAAATACTTCTTCAACGGAAAATGAATTCATAAAGTTTTGGAAAAATGTTCCAATAGGAGCATCTTTCACGGTTTCTAATGCAGAATTATATAATGAAAAAAATAATAAAAAGTATGATCTATCTGGAACATATACTCTAACTGAAAAAGAAAATCTTATTATTATAAGTTCTGTAGTATCAATTACAAATAAAGATGAAAACATAAGTCTTTATTCTAAAAAACAATTCAATCAAACTCCCATCTTTGAATTTACTTCAACTCCAGTGAGTAGTGATAGTACTTCTACTTTTATAATAAATACATTTGGACAAAATACAAAAACATCATTCACCTACATGGGCGCTAGTGTTGGAGATTATATTTTACTACAAGGAGAAGAGTCTTCATATGAGATAGAAGAAATAACAATAGACTCTGAAGGTAAAGAAATAATAAAAATTAAAGGTGAAAAAACAGAAGAAAATAGAGTTGGAATAAAAACATTGGTGCAACTTAAAATAAAAGTTGCACCAAATGTTGCGTCTTCAGATATTAATGTAAATGATACTACAATAGGGTCATGTACAGTTGGAGATATTTGTTACAATAACCAAACAAAGTCTCAGTGTCTATTGCGTGTTAGTGGAAATCTTAAAACAAAATTTACGGAAAACAATGAATGCGTGGACGCTTCCAATAGGAATATAATTCCAAGTGAAGTGGTGCCGGCGACTCCATCTTCCGACGAGATTGTTGTTAGACTTTTAAACGACATATCAAAAACTATATCAATTAATCCGAAGTCTGGTAAGATATTTTAAACCTTACGAACCGACTTAACCTTATTGCTCTTCGGCAGTTCATAAGTAATCTTTTTCACTCGATCATTAACATTTTCCATTTGCTCTTTAACATCGTAGTAACGATTGAAAAGAGTATCAGTGTCTAGCTTACAATAAGCCATCTCGTCCATCAATTCCTTCTTAGTCACATAGAGTTCATGTGGTAGAAGAATAAATGCCCAAGTATTCATCAGACAAGAAAACACAAGGCATATAAACACAGCATCCTCATTATTTCCAAGAAATGCACCACAACCAACACCAAGTCCAAGACACGCCAATAGATTCAAAATCCTAATTTTACTCATAGAGTTTCCTTTCATAATCAGAGAGTAGTTCAAAACCAATATCCGTAGTATACCAAATCTCATCAAACATTTCAATGCACCAAGGCAAACAATGCTTGCATGGTTTGGAGTTACGAAGTTCCTCAAATCGATTCATACGGATATTAACCAGTTTGAGTTTACGAAGATCCTTCTTGTACTTCTTTGGAAGTTTGTTGAAGGCATCTAGTTCGGAATGGACACACCCAATGACATATCCATACTTATTTGCCAATGGGTGAGTTTTAAAAACATTTGTACCAACAGAGACAAGTTTGCTCTTGTGGTAGATTAAACTTACATGCTTCTTTTGTCGTTGAAGACCAAGACAAATAGGCTTCACATCACGAAGAATATCATTGAAGTCGAGAATCATATTGAAGCGTTTCCGATTGGGTTCGAACCAATGACCTGCCGCTTAGAAGGCGGCTGCTCTATCCAACTGAGCTACGGAAACGATTATGGACATAGTATACTAGATACCATGTCCATAATCAAGTCCGTTTAAATTATTAAACGCTAAGTTTCAGATCTGCCGGATTGATAATGCTCTTGGCGGGTGGCACAAAAAGACCACCAACGATGACGGTGCTGTAGTGTTCTTCAAGTTCCTTCTGTGCAGGAACTGTGAAAAGAACATGCTTGGTATCTACAGTAATTCCATCTTCAATATCGGCATATGGTAGCCACTTCGCAAACATGAGCTTACCTTCGGGGGTGGGCAGAAGAACTGCCGGATCCTTTAGAGTGAGAGTACCTTCTCCCTCAGTAACATTCGCAATAATTTCTTCACCACTAACAAGACGAGTAATAACAAC